AGTTTCATCTTTTTCATTGCAACAACAATACTTGATGCATAGATAAAGCCTTGTCCACCACTGATCTTGTCATCTGGATCAAACATATCTTGTGATGCATATGTATGGTTAGTACATACTAGTCCTACGTTGTAACTACCAATCATGTTAACAGTATTACGTACAAGTGATGTTAGTGCTTTAGGCTTACGACCCATATCACCTTTCATATCACCTTTGTTAAACTGATCAACATCTGTTGGTGTTAGTAGCATACCTAATGAATCAATTACAAATAATATCTTAGGACGATCTTCTTCGTTCATTGCTTTATAATCTGCCATAAATGTGCTAACAGTTTTTGCTACATCATCAATCATTGACATATTTAATTTAAGAAGTTTATCTTCTCCTGTGTCAACGTCTAATGCTTGTAGCCAACTTTCATCAAGTGCATTCTCTGAGTCAATTAATACTACAAAGATACCTTGGTCTTGTGCGTGTTTTACAATGTTACCTGCACAGAAATAACTTTTACCTGCGCCTGATTCTCCTGCAAACACTGTTACCTTGCCTAGTGGAACGCCTCTATGAAAGTCGCCGCTAATAAGATAGTTTAGTGCATATGAGCCTGTGCTAATCCAATCTGTTGGATCATTAAAGCCACTACTCATACCTGTTATACTTTTAGTTAAGTCCTTACGGAACTTACTAACATCAAATGATTTAGCCATAGTTTCTCCTTGTTAAAAGCTAATGTAGGGGAAATTAATCCCCTACAAACGATTAATTATTTTATGATTGACGTGCTCTAATCATTGCAAGAATGTCCGATCCGTCACCTGCTGGCGCAGCCGCTGCTGGTGCAACCTCTGCAACTGGAGCCGGAGCATCTTCTGCTACTGGAGCAGTTGGTGCTGTTACTGGTTCAGCTGTCATTGATGTTGCTGTGCCGTTAGCTGATGATTTGTTTGGATCACCAGTACGTGCAGCCATTCCGCTTGGACGGAAATAATTGCTCCAACGATCCGGATCATACGCTTCACCGTCTACCGATGCTTCAAACATCTCTTGCATAATTTTAACTTCGATTTCACCTGGCTTCTTAGGAAGGAAGTCATTAAGATTAAACAGTCCGTGTGTATTAACTGCATTCATCTCGGCATCACTTAATGGACGCTCTCTACGTGCCCAATTACTTGTGCCGTAGTCAGCATATCCGCCTTTTGAAGTTTTATTAAGACGGAAGTCTACACCAGCAGTATAATCTGTTGGTAATTCTTCCATATCAGGATCCATAAGTGCCTGCTTAATAATTTGGAAAATTTGTGGACCAATAATAAAGCGTCTGATTGGATTTTCAGGTGCCTCATCGTCTGCCAGTGGATTATCTGTTACAAATCCTTGGAAGATATATGAACGTTTCTTCCAATATTTACGACCCATGTCTTCTAGACTCGGATCTTTAAACCAACCACGTACCTCTTGTAAGATACCACAGCTGTCACCATACATTTCCATACATGGTACTTGTACCTGTACTGGACGTGAACTTGTGTCACCTTTTACTCCACTAAATGGAAGTTTGATCATCAAACGTTCTTTCCAAAAGAACGTATTATCCTGATCGCTGTCAGGTAAAAAACGCATCGTTGCCGACTCGCCTTCTTTGATGTTCCAGAATGGGTAGATTGGGTTTGGACCTTGTGGTCCTCGATTTCCGCCAGTATTGGCTTCTTGTTCTTTAAGTTTAGCTCTAATTTCTGCTAATGATGCCATAGTTTTGCCTCCTATATGTTATGCCTATGTGCTTTGTGCCTATTTGTTTGTAGCACAGTTTATATTATATACTGGTTTACAAACAATGTCAAGTCTTTTTTTAAAGAAAAAACATAAAAACTTATAATAGGATTAATATCCTACTAATTCTGTGGTCCGGCCCATTCGCCACGACCTGGATTCGGATTGCCCGGATCTAATACACCTGGGTTTCCGGGCAATCCTGTTCCTGGTGTTGGTTTTGGTTTTGTTCCTGGTCCTGTTCCTGGTGGTGCTGGTTCTCCCCCTCGTACCCTTGGTAAGTCCGCAAGTTCAGGATGTGCGTCTATCTGTTTCATAACTGATTCTATTTCTTGTTGAAGTTCTGCATATTTTTTGAATAGGTCTGCTAGTTCTGGATCTTTAGGTTGATAACCTAATTTATTTGCAATTTTATCCATTACTCCTTTTAGTGCATCAGCAAAGCCTTCTTGCATTTGGTTGTCTTCGTTTGGTTCTAATGCTTCAATTCTATCCATTTCAGCAATAAGTTGTTTTAGTGTCTTTTCCATATTCTTTTCCATAATTAAAGTCCTGCTAATTTCATGATGTCTTGTGCTTCTTTTCCTGATTCATCCATTTCTTCATCTTGCTCAATAGTAGGCTCCATTACAGTGCCTTCAGGTTCTTCATCAATCATTGGTTCTTGTACAGGTTGTGCATATTGTTCAAATGTTGCTTGTATACGCTCAATAAATTGTTTTGCTGGTTCAATATACTGTTCACCATAGTCTTTTTCGATTGCTGTTAGTACTGCTGTTTCACCTTTTGGAAATGTGCCTTGCTCTCTATCAAACAAAGATAGTACAAATTCTGATACTGGTATCTTTTGTTCTTCTAGTTCGTCGTCATCTTTGCCCATTGCTTTTTTAATAGCTTTGTCTTTTGCAGCCATATAATCGTCTGAATCAATATCGCCGTCGTCATCGTGATCTTTGCCTTTGGCTTCTTTCATTGCTTTGTTCTTTTCATGACAATCACAATGTTTGCAATCTGGTCCACAAGCACATTCTGTTACAGGTTTACCGCAACATGCTTCTGGGCACATTTCTTCTTTCGCTTCTGCAAACTGACCCATCATATCTTCAAAACTGTTTTCAATTTCTTCACCGTACTTGTCAAAACTTCCTGGTAATCCACGAGTTGAACCATCAGGTCCTGATCCCATAAAGTAAGGCATTTGTATAACCATACCAGGTTGTATCATTGCTGGATCTGTAATATCTGGATTTTCATCCATAATTGCTTGTAGTGCGTCATCTCTTCCATGACCTTGAAAGTTAGCATTTTTAAATTTCATATAGATACTGTATAGTGTATCTCCCGGTGCAACTTTATATGTTTCTGCTGGTGCGCCTACTTCAACATCGTCAATGCCTTCAGTTGCTGTTATTTGGTTAAAAAAATCCTTAAATTTTGCATCTTTCCAACTTTCGTATGTATCAGCAAAGGGCGAATTTACAATTTCTTTATCTAACAAATCATAAACATCATCACCCATATTAATATCTGCTGCTTTAATAATTGGTCTTGCCCATGCTACAAACTGTTTTTTTGTATTATCATCTAAAGATTTTGCCCAAGATTCCACATCTTCAACTACTTGTTGACTTTCACCTAATAAATCTTCTGGTGATAAATCTTGTGCTTTTGTAGCTTCGCTTACTAAGTTGTAGATGTATGGAAATACATCTTTTAATTCTTCATTAAACTGTCTAATAGTTAATTGATCGACCCAGTTTTCTGCAACATCATTTGGCACATCTTCAATAATAGGCTTTTCGTATGCCGCAATAGTTTCTGCATAAAACTTTGGCTTTTGTAATGACTCAATTGTTTTTCTTACCGTAATAATTCTTTCTTTAACAACATCCATGTATCCTGATAGACTTTCTGCCATTACAGCTGAACGGCCCATGTAAGATTTAAACTTGCGGAGTTTATTCATCTCTTCACTTAGGCCTACAATGTGTGTTCCAAAATCATCAAATGGTTTACCACCTTCTGCAACGTGTCTTGCCATTGCTCTTGCACCTGTTAGATGTTTGTAAGGATATAAAAATCTTTCACCATCTGCACTTTCAATATATATTTTTCCAATATTTCTTGTACGTGCTTTTCCAAGTTCTGGATTTACACTTTCTGTGTGCTTGATAACTATTCTAGCACTGTCTACATTTTGGTAACTAAGTTTATTAGTTCCATACATCTTTGATTCACTCATTGTGTTGTCTCCGCGGTTTGCTGCCAAGAATTCATAATCTCGACGATCTAAATTCGACTTATTAATATTACGTGTATCAAACTTCATTAAACGTTTTTTACTAAACTGTCTAAGTTCTTTTAAAAAATCATACCAATTTTGTTGTGTTAATTCGTCTTGTTCACCAACAAAATTGTCACTATACATAACTTCAATTGCTTCATCAGTTATGCTGACACTAACTTTTCCTAAACTTGTATCACCTTCTTTGTAATCAAAGTCAAAGTAACGAGCATCTTTTGGTACATTTGTTACTTTACCATCTACATTACCTATAGTGACACTAGGAAAACGTCCACGTATCTTATTAAAAAGTTCTTCTGATATTAGATCTAAATTTTTCATTGTATTGTATTTATCAATAGTTGCTGCTTATGAAGATAGGCATTGGTGCTTCGTAGTCATCAATTTCTTCTGCTTGTGTAAATGTATTATAAATTCTCGGATCCCAATCTTTAAGAACTGCCATCATTCTAATAGCAAGTAGTGTTGCACTTATAAGATCATCCGTTTGTCCTAGCTTTGCATTATAACTAGATCCTGTTGCTACATAGTTTTTTAGCTCAGATAAGAAAGGCTTTGAATGGACAATCATTTTATCGTTTTCAATCATAGTCTTTAATCTACTACATGCTGAAATTTTAGTACCATGTGTAGTATTAAATCCTTTTCTAAACTTACGCACATGTCCTTTGCGTATAGGTTCACTTACAAATAGTCCGGGTATATTTTCTTCACCAAAATCATTTATAACAAGGAGTGCTGCTTCGCCGATTCCGTTATTTTCTACACTCCAATATAGTCCGTTTGCATTTCCAGTTTCTTGTTGTATATAATTACAAATATCTGCAAGCACTCTAATTTGTCCAGGAATTGCTGTAGTATTATGTTGCCATTCTGCTACTTGTTCGTAACTAGGTAATTCAAAAACTTCAATAGCTGCATTATCGCCTCCAGTACCCATACTAGGATCAAGGGCAATCGCATATGTAAATTCTGAGGTAGGTTTTTTATACCAACGTGTTTGCCCCATATTAACTAATGGATTGTTGCCTTCCATTGCAGCTAACTTAATAGCATTAATTAATGTTTCGTCAAATACTAGGAATTCACAATCGTATTCACGTCTAAATCGTTCTTCGCCAATACGTCCTAGTTCCTCAACTTTCCATTCATCGTCTCTGTCTGGATGTTCATTCCAGTAACTTCTAAAACTATGAAATCCGTTTTGTCCAACTTCTTGTTCGTTACCATGTTCGTCAAACTTATCTTCTGCTTGTTTCCAAATAGTAGCAAATGTATCTTCATCTGAGTTTGGTGTGCTTGTAATAATTGCACGACCACCTGTTGCTAGTGTAGGTGATATTGATGTCCAAAAGTCTGTGGCAACATTAGGTTGCACAAATGCAAACTCGTCACAGTATAATAATGATATACTCATACCACGTCCTGTGTTGCCTGTTGTAGTAGCACTAACAATACGTGATCCATTTTCAAATTCAATTGAACCTTTGTTGTAGTTTGTAACGCCTGCTCTAATATGATCTGGACACAGTTCATACACATAGCGTATACGTTGCATAATTTCTTGGGCACCTGTGTATTTGTGTGCCGCAATAAGAATAGTTTGATCTGGACTAAACATAGCATACCAACACAAATAGATCGCCGCACAGGTAGTTTTGCCTGTTTGTCTAGGCATCATATTAATGTTAAATCGATAGTTGTGATAACTGTGCATCAAACGTAGTTGGTATTCATACGGATCAAACAACAGTTTTCCTTTTACAGGATGCTGTATGTATGCAAACTTACGAGCAAAGTATAAGTATCCTTCGTTAGGATCCATACATTTTTGTAGGTCCTCAACTTGCTCGTTTGTAAATGTTTCTTGTTTATTGGCTTTCTTAATTAAGACGCCGTCTAATGATGTGCTCATGTAAGTATTTAACCTATTATATCGTCATAGTATCCTGTATCGAACCTAAGATCAAACAACTTGCGTTTGTCTTGTTGTATTAGTACAGGTACAGGTGATGCATTAGGGCCATTGGCTGGTTCACTCCATAACCATTCGTAGTCACCTTTGTCTAATTTTTTATGTAATTTTTTTAGTCGTCTACGATTGTAGTCCTGACAAATATAAACAATGGCCTGGTTGTTGCCTAGTGGCTCAATCTCTCCAGACCATTGTGTAATTTTTAATTCGCCTTTTTTAAGAGCTGCACCGCTCCAAGGACA